CTTTGTAATTCAAAGTTCTCCCATTCCGTCTCTGCAGCTAACTCTAGGGTTTCCTTCATGTACAGAACATCGTTCTGTAACATTCGAGCTTTCCCTATCAATGGATCTGGCTTGTCAAAGTTTTCGGAACCACCCATTTTCTGGAACTGGGTGCAGCACCTTAGCTTTGGCGTATCTATGTGGATCATCTTGACTTTCTTCGGATCGAATCCCTGTCTTTGCTTCTCTTTCGAGATAGCGTGGCTAGGAAGCATTCCGTAGAGTTGGCAATAAGAGACATAACGCTTGTTTATGTTGTACTTATCCCAAGAGATCTCGTATCCCATACTCTCCATGACCTTCGGAATTCGGAGCAGATCTTCTCTGCTTCCAATCCCGAGGTGGTCGTCCCCTGCGCATGCGTAGGTTCTGACTGTAGTCATGGGATTTGGTTCTATTTTTGGGTAGATAAACTTCAGAAAATCTTGTTCTTTAGAATATCTCGTCATCCTCCAGGCCGAATAGCTGCTAGCAGTTAACACTATTTTGGTAAGAGGGTCACCCATCATAACACCTCGGCGATTGATGAACAACACACGATGTTGCATCTCTCCTCTCTTGTTAGCCTTTGTTTCTTGAATTTCGGCTTCAGGGAGTTTGCCTTGATGTATAATATGTCTTATTTCCCGCAGCTCTTTTCCCTTGCATTGCAAGTGAAGGAGTTTGGGGGTTGTCAATAGAGCAGCGGCCTGTTGAAGGTACCGCTTTTCCCCTGTTGATATCACCTCCTGCTGGTAAAGCTCTCTAGTCATTCCGTTAAGTATGCCGAAAGACACGTCATGACGTGCCCTATCGGTCGCTGATGTCATGTCACTGGTCGAAATCTCGTCAGTGCCCCTGATATCAGCCTTGTACTCTTCGGAAAGCCGGTATAGTCCGTTCGTATCGCTCAGACCCACCCTGCATGCAGGGAGAGGCTCAAGTAACTTACGGTACGTATGTCCGGCCGGAGACAAGAAGACATTAAGCCATGTTTCACCTGATGTAACAGGCCTAATCTTCACTCCGGGCTCTTTTACGATACTGACTTTCCCCTTTGGATAGGTACTCTTATCATCGGGATCGTAGTTCCTGGACCAGTTGGCATGACAATGTCGTGACCACTCGAACAGTAAAGAGCCAAATCTTGAGTCTACTCCGGTAGCGAAGGCTTCCTCGCTATCCTTGAGGTACCCTGGTGTTATAACCTGACCTATCATTCCCGTCAAGGGTTTGTCTAGGTAGGCTATACGCCAGAACTCGTGGTGACCGTCTTCGGCAGAACAGATTGTGTTCTCCCAAGTGTCACGGAATAGTTCTCCATCATGTTCGTAAAGCTCGCAGACTGGAGTTTCAAGGAATTTCCTGAAATCCCCGTCTTCGGTGAAGAAGGTAGCAAATTTGCCGCCTTGTTCGCGGGAATGCTCCCAGCAAGACGAACTCGTTAGTGAGTCATGGTAAGATTTTCTCTGTTCACAGTAGGCCTTAAAAGGTACTCCCTGTTCTGCAGAGAGGGTTTGGAGTCGCACTGCGATATCTCTTCCCACTATCTTTCCCATGTTCATTGCACCTAGGTAGTGCTTCTTTGACCAGTAATGGACCCCGTCCATCTTACCAGCGTCATAGGCCGACCTAGGTATCCATCGATCGTCT